AAGGAACTCAAGTCATGAATAAATACGCACTCGCCGTCCTGCTGCTCTCGACCACATCAGCCATAGCACAGCCTGAAATCACCCCCGATACCATCCACATCACGCAAGGGGTGGCATCCTATTATCGCACCGATGCCGCCTTCACGGACTTGGCGGTTGGCAATCCGCTCGTCGCTGACGTTAGGCCACTGACCGATCATGCGGTGCTGATCGAGGGCCGCAAGACCGGCACCACCAACATCCTTTTGTTTAATGAGCAAAAGGAACCGATCAGAAACGTAACGCTCGTAGTCGACGCGCAAGGTTCCGGCTTCGTCAAGATCCACAACAAGGCGAACGCGGCCAGCTTTATGCAGTTCTCATGCTGGGAACAGGGCTGCCAGTTCATCGGTGAGAACACCGTGAGCGAACCGGCCCCGCTTCCGCGTGGGTACTACAACTCGACCTACAATCAGGGCGGCAATGGACAGCCTGGCGTGCAGCCATCACTCCCGCAGGACAACCGCTAAATGATGAAAACGAATGTAGTGAAATTGAAAAAGCCGCGGCTCTATCAAACGGAATGCAGCATAAATCTCTGGAGCAAAATATGACCACCGCCAAAGCCGAAAAATCAAAGCACCCGCTAGTCACCCTGCGCGAACACTTCGACGCCCGCGCCGGTGAACTAAAGAATGCCTTGCCGGTCCACATTCCGCCCGAGCGATTCATCCGCGTGGTTTTAACTTGCTGCCAAATAAATCCCGATCTTTTGGCGTGCGATAGACAAAGCTTGTGGAGCGCCTGTCTGCGTGCAGCAAGTGATGGACTTTTGCCCGACGGCCGCGAGGGCGCCATCGTCCCATTCAAGGACAAGGCGCAGTGGTTGCCGATGGTCGGCGGTCTATTAAAAAGATTTAGAAATTCCGGACAATTTAAATCAATCGATGTCGATATCGTGCGAGATAATGACGTGTTCCACTACTACAAAGACGAGCATGGACCGCATCTGAATCATGTACCGGGTGATGGCACCGGCAAGCCAGTGCGGGCATATGCAATTGCCAACACTCGCGACGGCGGCATCATGGTTGAAGTCATGTCGGAGAGCGAAATCAATAAACGCCGCAATGTCTCGCGCGCAAAAAATTCCCCGCTATGGACCGAATGGACCGAGGAGGCCTGGCAAAAAACCGTACTGCGAAATCTGGCCAAGCGCCTGCCGATGTCATCCGACCTCGATGATCTGATCCGGGCCGACGACGATTTATATGAATTCAACAAGCCAAATAATCCAGCCTCCGACGTCAAGCCGATCGCCAACATGATCGAGGCGCTCGATGCCTTCGGGGGTGACGAGGAAAAAGCACAGCCGGGTGCCGAGATCAGTGACGAACTGGAAAATCAAAAAGCATAAAGGCAATGCACAATGTCAGTCACCAGCCGAATGCAATCTCTGAAAAACGCAATCCGGAGGGATGATATGCCCGACATTCCCAAGATCGCAGCGCTGGCCCGCCCGCGCTCGTCACAGGCACAGGCCGCCATCGAGGCCGGCATTGCCGAGTTTGCCGCCGTCAAGGAAGATCGTGACAACGTCCGGGCCGATTATGACCGGGCCATGGAGCTTTGCACGCAGGCCAAGCACACCATTATCGGCCTGCAAAACGAGATCGGCGATCTCAAGAGCCGCTGCACTGGCTACCAGTTGGAACGCGATGAGGCAGTGGTGCGCCACGGCAAGCTGCAAGGCCTGTTCGCTTCGGTGCTGGCCCAATTGCGCGCCTTTGAAATCCCATCGGTGCCGGTCATTCGTCAGACGGTGGCCGAGGATGCCGAGGCACCAAAACTCGCAGCGCCGCCGACGCACAAGCAAATGAGCGCGTTAATCGGCAACCAAAACAAGTCACCGGCCGTGTGATGCTGTCAATTGACCGCCAGGCGGAAAAAATCATGCGGCGTGATCACCTTATACGCCAGCTCTATCTGCTGATCATTGCTCTCGGCCTGATCATCCTTACGCTGTCTCTCATGATTTTAGTAATGACGCAGTCGGCAGGGGCAAGCACGGTCTGTCTCTCGAAAAAGGAAGCTAGGCATTTATGGCCTAAGTCTCATTTATTTTGGTACAGCCGCGATAGATGCTGGTCGAACCGCCGAGGTCCGCCGCGCAATCTAAAATTTGACCCGGTATTTTCTCACCATGCAGAAGATAAAATTTTACCCGCACCTAAATTACAAGCACCGTTACGAAGCGATGAACCATTGAAGGTCACCGAGGATGGTTGCTGCTGGCCGCCCCTGGAGGATTTGCCACACGAGGCGTTGCGTGAATATGGCCTGCGCATCCTGGCTGAGAGAATGAATGGGAAGTAAACTGCACGACCATCTTGCCTATCCACCGCGCGCCATGAAGGCCGAGCGGGCGGCCGCCTATCTGTCCATATCGCGCAGCAAATTCCTCGAACTGGTCGAGCAAGGCAAGCTGCCGAAACCAGTTCATATCGATAGTTTAGCGCTTTGGGACCGGCTGGCGTTGGAGCTAGCCTTTGAGCAAATGACCAGCGACAATGACCGACCGAACAGCTTTGATATGATAATTTCCAGCGTGAGAAAATGAAGCTGCCTTTCATCAAGGCATACAAAGATCGCCACGGCAGGGCACGCTATTATTTCCGCCGCAAGGGATATCCAAGCGTCCAACTGCCGCCACCGCATGCGCCCGGCTTCATGGCGGCCTATGAAGCGGCAAGCTGCACACAGAAATTCAAGATCGATGCCAGCAAGATCGGCTTTCTGCGCGGCACGCTGGGCTGGGGTATCGATCAATTCGTCGCCACCAAGGCATTCAACGAGCGCGCGCCCAATACCTGGCGATCAGACCGCAGAATATTTGACGAACTCAAGCGAACATTCGGCGGCGGCATGCTGCGCGATCTGCGGCCACGGCATGTGAAGGCGATGCGCGATCACTTTCATCGCTGCTTTTCGGCCTCGGTGGCCGACAGCGCGCTCGGCCGCCTGTCAGTGCTATGGCAGTTTGCCGATCAGCACCTTGATCTTGAGCTCGAGGCAAATCCGACCGTTGGGGTGAGCAGGCTGCATGGCCACAGGGAGGAAAATGAAAGGCAGCCGTGGAGTGAGGAACTGTTCGCTGCTTTCGACGCCGCGGCCCCGGCTCACTTACGGCTGGCTGTGATGCTGGGCCGCTATACCGGGCAACGCCGCTCCGATGTGGTCAAGATGAAATGGTCACAATTCGACGGCGAAACCATCGAGGTGGTGCAACAGAAAACCAAAGAATTCGTGGTGATACCCTGCCACAAAGCGATGCGGCTTGTGCTGGCTTCCATGCCGCGCAAGGGTGAATTCATCCTGCTCGGTGAGCGCGGCAATCCTTACGATCCGGCCAGCCTGTCCCGCCTAGTGCGGCAACAGCTGCAGCGGCTCGGCATCAAGGGCTATTCATTCCACGGCTTGCGCAAGAATGCCGCGCAGGCACTGGCCGAGGCCGGATGCTCAATTGACGAGATCATGGCCGTCACCGGTCACCGCTCGGCGAAGATGGCGCTGCATTACACGAAGCGCGCGGCAAGGAAGCAGTTGGCGAAGAATGCGATGTTGCGATGGGAAGCGGCGGATGCCGCGAGGAAGGCCAAATGACACGGAGGGTGGGTGATAACATTAACCCGCATACTAACAGAGCCAATGTTAGCATTAAGCCGCCCTTTGAGATTTATCGAGAATGCGACATTGCCGATGCCAATGGGCATGTCTGCACCTGCGAAAACCCCGAAATAGCTAAAGAGATATTAGCCGCCCTCACCGCCGCTGCGGGGGTGGGTGAATGGCAACGCGGTTATGATGCCGGGATGGAGGCCCAAAGGCCAACCATCGAAAATCTAAAGTCCGTCACCATCGAGCGCTGCGCACAGGTGGCGGAAACCATTGATCCATCAGCGCAAGCTATCGCCGCTGCCATCCGTGCATTGAAGGATGAGCCATGACCAAAATTTATAAATGCGATTGTTGCAAGAATGAGATCGGCCTTCCAGGTCCATTCTTTCTAAAATATCCAGATTGGGACACCGGCGAATTGCATTCTGCTACATTTTGCACTTTTACCTGCCTTAAAGAATGGAGCATCAAAATGGAAAAAGAGTTAAAGAGTTAAAGGGTTGAAGGTTAGACGCTAAACTAAAATTCCCTAGTATTTCCATGGACAGGTTTTTAAAGGTTAGACACTGCATGCATTTGATTTGTTTTAATATTCCCATATACCCCCATTGTGCGGATTAATAGAGTTATCAAAGGGGTAGACACTCAGAATTGCTCAATTGTTCTCAGGGTTAGACACTTCCAAAGCACAAACGTCAGCGTTCTGGTGCGGGAAATATAATCTGGACTTCGTCGTCAGTCTGAATTCCTAAACGCGTCATGAGGCCGGGCGATATATCCGCCACTCTTTCAGTCCAATCGGCTGGCCCCCAATCCGCGGGAAATGCGAGAAATTCTTTGCCGGTTTTTGGCGCGCGAACCAGACATTTCTTTTGCAAAAGCATTTCACGCGGCGTCTGTTCGTAGTCCCATCTCAGCGCGATGTAATCTTCTTCGGGGTCGAGTCGACGCGCAAGCCCTGTTGTGCCCGGTGGCTGTTCCGGCAAAAATAAATCAGGCTGATCATCAACCTCATAGATGAAAGCGAGTCCTTCTGATGGCGATACGCCAGTGTCCTCCGGTCCGCCAAAAAAGCTGACCAAGCCTTCCCATTGATATTGCTGCGGTCGCCCCTTGTTGCCAACGCGGGCAACCGCCATGCAGATGGAATCGAAATATTTCCGGTAAAGATCTGCATCACACTTGCTGTCAACGAACGCCGTCTCGATCAGGATGGCCGGCTCGTCAGTGTTGTTGAGAAAATACAAATCTGTGCGCTTCTTCGGCCCGCGGTTTATCAGGCCGGATGCATTACTGATCGCGTCAACCACGCGCCGCGCTAGATCTTCCTGCGTGAGATAAAGCACCTCCGTCCCCATGCCAGTATCAGTCGGCATGTAGGCGTTAAAATGAACACTAACGTCGAGGTCTCGCGATTGAGCATTATGAAAGTCCACAATGCGATGCAGGTTTTCATTCTGCGAAGTGGAAATATCGTCATTGAAAGTTTTTACTTCATGGCCAAATTTGCGCAGGTTTTCGGCAACCGCCGGGACGACTTTGCGCGCCTCGTCAACCTCGTCGAGAATTCCAGAGGCGCCACGTATCTTCAGTCCGTGGCCACTGCTAATAACGATCCGCATTTTTGATCGCCTCCCTGATCTGGTCTGGCGTTTCCCTCACGCATAAAGCATTGGCGCCGACGCGGATGACAGAGCCATGACCCTCTTTGCATTCATGCGACTGCGTTCTGATAATGACCACCGCCGTGCTCTCGACCCAAATTGGCTTGCCATCCAGCGATGTGAGCAGGATGAGGGCGAACATCATTCCCGCATGAGGTAAGCGATGAATGCTTGAAAGCGTGCAACCCCGTAATTCGCCAAAGTACGATTGCAGAGGTGACACAGAATGCCCCGCACCGCGCCTGAACTGTGATCGTGATCGGTGTGCCATGCGCGTTTCCAGCCCGGCGTTGTTGCGCTACAGATCGCGCATTTGCGGCCCTGCGCTTCAAACATCGCCTCCCATTGCTCAAGCGTAAGGCCATACCGTTCTTTCAAATGCGCCCTGCGGCGAGATTGGTATGATCGACTAGGAAAGTATCGTTTTCTCTCGGTGCGTTCCTGTGGTGTCGTTCTGGCAACCAGACGCGCATAACTGGCTTTGGATGCTGCAACCTGTTTCTGGTAATCTTTGTACGGCATGGCCCCTCGCTCCGAATATCGGAGCGAGGATTATGCCACACATTACCTTTTCGGACCCGCCTGCCCTGGACCGGGCGTCCAGTACCAACCTTCGTCGGTATTGACACCCCAACCGCCATTGGCCGGTGCTTCCTTGACGGTGATCGTAATGCTCGCGCCGCTGCCTTCAACCGGAGGCGGCTGATCGACTGGCGGCAGCACAATCGGGTGCGCCGGGTGTGGCAAATCCCCCGGCAAAGTCTGATCGGGATGCCCACCGGAGCCGCCCGGCATTGGACCGCCACCGACACTCAGTCCAGTAAGCCAGGCATAGCCGACGATAGTCGCTGGATAAGGCTTCACACTTTTGTCGCGTGGATAGACTACCACTTGCATGGAAACAGGTACTTGCGCCATTTTGTTTTCTCCTTTGTTGTCGCTTACGGTGGTCCGGAAACCGAAGTCATCGAGCCGACTTGAGTCACTGCGCCCCCCGTCCCCATATTGGTGGCGAATGTGGTTGCGTCACCAGTAAAGAAATAGGCTGGCGCCGTCCCGGTCGGGATTTGTCCATTGGCTCCGAGGTCAACCGGCGCGCCGCCCACTGTCCTGAATTTCGTCACATCGGTTGTCGCCAGATAAACGCCCGGTGCGATCCAGACATCGCAGTAGCTGATGATGCTGCCGGCCCCAAGTCCGGCGCTGTTTGCCGGGATGCCAAATGGTTTGCCGTTGAAGGGAATATTAAATGCCGCGTTGGTGTCCTGCGTCGATGGCGCATATTTTACATCGGCGCCGTTCCATAAAAGATTGCCGAGCTTGGCGCCTGCACCATGGTTGAGATCAACCGACGCAAAAAAATGATTCCAGGCCCCGGCAGAGACAACACCATTGTTCGAACCGATCTGGAAATACTTGGAGAATGTTGAATCGTTGAACACGCCACAAATATCGCTGGCGTATAAGACGGCCACACCGTAATAAGTGTTGAAATCCTCAAACGAAATAATCTGCCATTGCGAGCTGAGATCGTTTACTTTTACCCACATACTGATGGTCAGTAACGGACTATCGGCAATCGACAGCGTTTTTGTCAGCCCGGCCGAGACGCTGGAATTGTCAAACCGCACCGCAGGTCTGCCGGTTGTAACACCTTGGGCAAGCGAGCTTTGCGCCGTGATACCGTAAAGCATCTATGCCGTACCCGTCACTCGCTCGCACAGGAACAGCAGAATAAACCCAGGACGCGGCCCGCCGAGTGTATTGTCCCACCAGGTATTGGCAATTGCCTGCGCGCTTGGATGATAGAATCCGATCTGGAATATTTGCGTTCCCGGATGTGCCGCCAGATAAGCCGTGCCGCCGAGAAAATTGAAATAATTTATCCACTCGTTGTTGGTCCACCCGATGAGACCGGTTTCAGGCTGCGTTATGCTGCGCATGTCAAGCGTCTCGGCAACATACCATGTCTCCACGAAATGACTTGGCGCCAGATGATTTTCAAAGCTTATCTCATCTGCATAATATAGAATCGCCCCATCAACGGGATACACTCCTGGATTTTGCGTAATGGCATATCTTGAATCCTGGCATTCCCCGGTTGCCGTAGGAATCCAATGCACATCGATAATATTCTGGAACGGGTCCAACCTGTAGGGCGGATCGATATCCATCTATTCCTGCTCGTCCAGCCACGGACCTAGTTCGTATATCGATTCCTGATACCTGTCGCTTGCATCGATCACTTGCAATTTATCTATTCTCTCGACGTCGATGTAACACGCCTTATTAACACCAACTCCGTGTATCCGCTTGACGTGCGTTTTCAAGTGACTGGTAAAATGCGGCGGCGTCGAGTCTTCGCCGGTAACGTTGTCGATGCTGAATTGCGTTTCCTGGTATCGATCAAGTGGGTCAATCACTTTCAGAACATCGATACGCTCGACCTTGACGTGATCCGGCGGCGTAGTCGTGGAGGTCACTGTAACCTCGTGTACTGTTCGCGCCCCGGTATCGTCGTTGTTGGAATAGGCGTGTTGCGTTTCCTGGTAGCGGTCAAACGGATCAAGAAACGAAATCAAGTCGATGACTGGTATATCGACGAATTGCAAATTGTCGTCGGGATTATAGATGCGTTTTTTACTGGTCGTCCTGCTGCCTTCCTGCGCCATTATGCCGTCACCGGCAACAACAGCCCCATGATATCGAATACGCCGCTATCAAAAACCTGTTTGACGGTTATCGTCGCACCGCTCGTCAGCGATGAATTATTATAGCCGTTGACCTGGTTGATCCCGCCCGGCGTCGGACATTCAACGCTGATGCCCCCGTTGGCCATTCCCGTTTCGTCCCTGAAATGCATCTCGGTCCAGGCCGGATAATCCACCGACGGATCGATTGTAATGACGCACCCGGTCGGACTGCTGAACCGCATATATGTATTGGCGTCAATGAGCGTGGTTGTGTAACTCGTGCCGCTAATCGTCTGCCCCCATATCGGCTCCTTCGGCAAAATCAGCGCATAATAATTGTGGCCTAGTCCGTCGTTTTCACTGGGATCAAATGTGGCGACAGACGTATGCGCGAAAATGACCAGATAGAGAAACCCGAAATAAGAAACCACATCGTTGACGGCATAGAGTGTTGATGGCTGCCATTCACCTCTCGGATTCCATGCGAAAGTCGCTGGCGGAATCGTCACCGTTTCCAACGTCGAGTCGCTCATGTGGAAGGTAAAGATACCGCCGCTATAGGTGATGCTGTCGATGCCGCGTCCAGCCGTTATATTGTCTTCGACGCTTGCGATAAGGCTGTTCAGATAGGTAAAATTGCCATCCGCCTCGTTGGGCGTCAGGTTCGATCCTTTGTCAGCGCGCAGGATGAGAGGCATTGATATTCCTTATGGCGGATTGCCATCCACTGGTGGTGGATTCGGATTGCCGCCGCTGCTGTCCGGGGTTGCTGCGCTCTTTTTCTCTTTCGGTTTCTTTATAAAATAGAACGTGATGGTCAGGCTGAAGCTTCCGGAAAATGTCTTAACCTGACCATCCTTGCCCGGATTTATGATGGTGTTTTTTGCCGCATCGGCGGTGGTCGATGTCGCCGTCGATGTCCCAAGACTGCCGAGCAGTGGCGACCGCGGCGGCCCGATGTCGCTGGTCTGGAACGGTCTAACAATGCCTTCGAGGCCGCTCATATCGGCGCCGCCTCAAGATCGATCTGCTTGGGAATCTTTAATAGGCTGACATTTGCCGTATATGGCGTGTTAAATACGTTATCGGTGGTCGGCAGCAGCTCCAGATAATACGACTGGCTCGGGAATGACTGAAAGTATTTCGTCACGTCGGTATAGATGAACGGCTCGCGCCGTCCCGGCGGGTCTTCGCCAACCTGCACTGGCTCAGTCGTGGTGGTGTCGATCCGTTCCGCCACGACCACCTGATCCTTGGTCAGCGGATAGATCAGTCCGCCCGGCGTTACCGATGGCAATTCATAGGCCACGCTGCCGCCGCCTAGCGTCGTGGTTGCCCCATCCATGGCCTGCCAGCCATCATTGACCCATCCGATCTCGACCCATGTCGGCGTCCCTGCTACTGCTGCAACCGTGCCGTCGCGGCCGATAGCACACCCGATAGTGACATTGCCGATCTGCAGGCCCGCTGGCCCATCGCCGGTCAATTCATAAGAAATTATTTTTCCGGTTGCCGAGCCGCCGCCGATACGGTCGTCGTATAGCGTTGCATTCTTGCGGCAGGATAATTCCACCGCCCGCTCGAATGGAATGGCCCATGACAGATTGACCGCGCGCGCTCGGTAGCGGATATGCGCGCAGGCCACCGAGATCATGTATTCCAATGACCAGCGTCCGCGGTCGGTCTCGAAATAAACATAGCGACTTGTGTCCGTTTGCGGCGCCACACCGTCGATCGGGATGCCGACATCGGCGCCGTTCAATGGTATCTGCTCCACAACATCGGCCGGATCAGGCAGCGTCACGATCGGCTGCAGATCGGCGGCAATGGTGAACAGGACGGTTTCCTCGCGCTTGTTGTTGGCATTGTAGTCAAGCACCAGCCCGGTATTGACCAGCCAACCGGCCACCAGCGTTTGGTGATATTCGACATGTAGCGGGATCGCAGCTTTCTCGCTGCCGTCGGGGTTGTCTATAGCGGCATACGGATTGAACGACTGCCCAGCGCTATCGTAGGAAATAATCTGCTGCGCCGGAACGACACCCGCCTGCCGTTGCAGACCGGAAGTAAAAACCTGTCCTCCGACAGGGAAGGTCGTCCAGCTCTGATGCATGGACATTGTATCGCCGACTGCGTGCTGCTTGGCGCGGTTTTCCCAGCTTAAATTGTGGCTGGTCGCCGATTGTCCGCCGACATTGAGTACGTCGATCGCAAAGCCATTGCGCACGCTCCAGCCGCCGGACAATTGCGCGCCGGTCTTCGGCCATGATGAGACGATGGAGCCGCCGGTCCATGTATCGAACGACCGTGTGCCGAAGTCGATGGTCCCGGTCGCAGCCTGCGCCCAATTGACGTCACCGGTAACCTGGACAGATGTTAGCGGTGGTTTGCCGAATGATTGTTGCACGCTGGCGTAAGGAACTTCGTCGGAAGTGAATACCAGTATGCCGTCTTCACCTTGCAACACGTCGCTGATGGTGACGGCCAGGTCCGTGCGGCCGATGTGCCACAACGCACTGTAGCCCTCGAGCACGGTGTCGGGGTCGGAGCGCTTCTGTTCGTCAATGAAGATCGGATCGTAATACGGCCGAACCTTCAGGCTTTCCGCCAGTGCCGCCTTTTGCGCGTTGAAGTCCAGCGGCTTGGCGACGAATTCCAGCGTCACGACCTCGGCAAACATGTTCGACGGTGAGCCGACCAGACGGCCGAAGAACAACGGAACCACGCCACCGGTCCCGGCACTGTCCCAGGAAAACCAGGCCCACACCTTGCGGCCGGGATTGAGCAGACCGATACGCGGGTTGCGTACATCGAGGCTCAAGGTAGCAAAATCGCCTTCGACCTGCGCGATGCGGAAACGGACGATCTCCTCATCCTCAACGTGGTGCTCGGGACCGAATGTCGTTTCGGTTTCGGCCACCCAGGCGAAATAGTACGGGCCAACCGCCGCCGTCATTTCAGACTTCCAGGAAGTCTATCGACCAGCTTGTCAGCGCATCCCATTCCGCCCGGCTTGTTGTCCATGCGTCAACCATCATGCTCATTGTTAGTGTGCCGTCGGTATTGTTGGCCGGGCCGACACCGGGAATACAGGTGAGTGTCACAATCTGCCCCTGCCATATGTCGGTCAGCGTCGGCACATCCTGGTCTTCGCATGTCAGCGTCGCCTTGTATTTGCGGAATTGCGGTGCCGTCAGATCGAGCAGTGAGCCGTTGATCGAGCGCTGCAGACCATCGCTGGCGTTGATGAGCTGAAGATTGAGCGTCAGCCCGCGGATGGCATAATCCGGGATGGGGATGCCGGTGATGGCAAGCAATGTGCTGTCGGATAAGGACATTATCTGACAAACCCCGGCTTGCGCCCGGTCGATGATATCTGCGCCGCCACCGCGAAGCGTTTGATGGCCGCCACGGTATCGTCTCCCGCCGTCATGTTGAAAATATGCCGGTCGATCTTGAGTGTTACGGAATTGCCAGAACTTACTTGCCCACCTGATGCAAACCGGTTGCCGGCAGAACGCGCGAGACCGCCCATGGCAAAGCGGTTCATGAAGTCCTTGGGCAAGGCCATAGCATTGAGCGCACCAAACAGATCGGCACCGTAATGGCGCACGGCGCGTGCGTTGATGACGTACTCGAAGTCTGACAACCAGGCCATGATCGAATCTGATGTCGATGAACCCGGCCCGCGCACATGACCACCACCGGCAAGGCTGGTAGGTTGCGAACCGAGTAAGCTGCCGCTGCTGGTATCGAAGTTGACCTTGATCGGCTGTGAGAAGATCGCCAGAATTTTGTCAAACGCCGATTGCGCGGAAGCTATGATTTGATTCATGCCCTCCTGAAAACTTTGCTCGGGGGTCGTCATGTCAATGGGGGTATCTTTGAAAGCACCGGCTACCGCAGCATCGACATTCAATAGCGCGTCATTTATTGACTTGCCGAACAGCGCCTCACCCCACCTCTTTCCAAGCTCATCTACTTTCGGAGTCACCTCCTGATCAATCTGATCGATTGCCTCCGATATCTGTTTGGTATCGGGCGGCGGAACTATGAAGCCTTTGGGCGGTGCTTCTATTGGCCGTGGCCGGGGCAAGGGAACGGTTTCGGTGGTTCCTATAATTTGCGGCAGCGTCGGAAACAGATTCTTGAATGCCTGCCAAGTATCGATAAATAACTGAATCTCGTCCTTAGTGGATTTTATCGACTGAGTTACCTTGTCGAGAAAACCAACTGCGGCATCGCTGAACGTCGTGCCGGAAATCGTCTTGAACCCTTCCTGCAGTGAGTTGACGAGTTTTCCAAACGAGTCGCCAAAGGTCTTTATGGCGCTTGTATCGAATGCCGTTTGCGCCTGCGGTCCAAAACGGGCCAACGCTTCGACCAACTTGTTGATGGGAATTGGCGCCAGATTTGCTTCGGCAATAAACGCCTCAGCGCTGATCCTGCCTTTGCCGAGTGCGTCGGCCAATAACCCTATTGTACCGACTGGCAATTGCTTGAGGATGTCGCCGGTAAGCTTGCCGCCTTCCTTCAATGCATCAAAGAACACCTTTGCTGCCTTACCGGCATTCTCCTGATCCAACCTGCCGGCGCGCAGGACTTTTATGAAATTCTCATAGGCATCGGTAAGCGTCTTGATATTTTGCGCCGATCCGGTTGGCAGATCCTCGGGTCTGAGCGCTACAAATTTGAACCCCTGCGTCGATTGGGCGAAGCGATCGACTGCCGTCTTTAGTGCCTCGAATCCCGGCGCCAGAGCTTCAACTGTCGTGCCGAGACCTTTGGCCGAGGTTTCCAGAGCCTTAAAGGCTTGTGCGCCTGCGGTCGTGCTGCCACCGAACAGGTCTTGAAGTCTGCCCTGCGTTCGTTTGGCGGTCTCTTCCAGAGTTGCCAGAGCAATAACAATGGCACCGCCGGCCGCGGCAGCTAGCGCCGGCAGACTAGCGCCAGCAAGGCGGGCAAAGCTTCCCAGCTCACCCATACGCACGCCGGCAACCTGCAGGATCGGATGCAGGGCATGCAATGCTTCTCGTAATGTATTGGTGTGACGCGATGTGCTCTGAAACTCGAGGCCGGCATTCTTTGCGCTGTCAACCAGTTTGCCGAACGGGTCGGCCGCGGCCCCGCTGGCACTTCCGAGGTCACGAAACTGTTTCAGGCTGTCTTCACCGGCCTTGTTGATGCTGGCCAGTTGAGACTTAACCTCTTCGGCGCCCTCCAATGTAATGACTTCTTTAATGGCCATTACTTGCGTCCTTCATATGGCTCAAGACGCGCTGCATAGAATTCATCCAGGTGATCGAATGCTTCCTGCCATGCGTTCTTAAGATTGAATTTCGGCGGGATAGTCACCGACGGCACACCGACAAACAGTGGAATAACAATCGAGGCAGGCGCCCGTTCGCCAAGGTTGACGCGATGCGTCTGCGTGCGGCGCAAGCGCTTGAGCGTTGGCCGACCGCCCTTCTCCACGCGAGCGCCCAGCATCGGCAGTCTTCCCGGCCGTCGCATTGTGACTAATGGCCCGACAAATCGCACATATTGTGATGGCGTCATATGCGCTCGGTCAGCAGAACGCGGCACATTCGGCAATGGCAACCAGAGAAACGGTGAGCCGGTAATGGTTTTGCCAGTCTCAAAGATGTCGGAATAATTGACAGTGCTATGTACATACTCCGATGGATTGAGCACGTACCCAGATGCCGGCCTGTTAATAGCGCGTAACGTTCGCTGGAATTTGCCGCTAAATCCCGCCTCAGCCATGACCGCGCGGCCATTCTTGACCGCCAGCTTGCCAACATCACGCATAGCCTGCGTTGCCGCCTTGGCGATGATGCGCTCGTATTCGTTGGTCGCCTTCAGCCATTGCCCGGCGTCGGCCTTGGTGACGATCCTCATGGCTTCATCCGCTCGAAACGTTTCTTGGCCAAACTCATGTAGCCGGTGAGCTGCCGCGGCGTCATGCGCCAGATTGCTTCGAGGGAATGTCCGCATTCTCCGGCGAGGAATTCGATGGTGTCGGCAAAACCTTGAAGCGCATCTTGCGTGGTGGCGGTGCGGTGAACTTCGCCATAAGCCCGGCCCACTGTTCCACGAAAGGGCCGAGGCCATCGGGCATGGTCTTCTCCACTATTTTGGTGAGCGCCTTTAATTGCTCGGCCGCCGACAAAAGCGCCGCCTTTTGTTCCGCTTCTTCGTTGCCCGGCAAGCCGAAACCTGCAGCTAACACTGGACCAATCGCCGGGCCGGCGACTTCCATAATGGCGGGCAATGAAAGGGCGCCATCCTTTTGCATACGTTCCTGCATTTTCTGCATCAGACCGGGAAAGCGCGGGATCAGATGCCCGAACCCCTCCATGGATATGCCATGCACCGATACTTTCTTGCCGCCGATCGTCACCGTGTCAGGTGCCGGATTGATCGAGAGAAAGTCGCTCATGCCGTCAGGCCTTCATGCAGTGCACGCTCGGTGAAGTGCCCCAGGCCATGCACCGGATGCGCCTGAACCTTGCCCTGCAACGGCACCTGATTCCAATCGTCGTTGTTGCGGATGAGGAAGAGATTGGATGTCGGCGACATGTTGACATAACCGATCCAATCGAGCTGCGGTCCCTCTACGTTGTCGCCATTAATTTCAAGAACCCCGTTGAAGTTCAATTTCGTCAGCGCCATGATATCCCAACCAGCACCGCCGGTATTGTCGGTGACAGTGCCGAGCGAAAACATGCCGACGGCAAGCTGCGTTATTTCGTCCAAGATGAAATTGACCGTACTGGATGCCAGCGTGACGATGGTCTTATCGATCAATCGTGATCCGCCATAGGTACGGGTGTGGTCCTTGGTCGTGATGCTGGGGCTAATCGAGAATTCAACGCAGTTGCCAAGATTGATCCGCCCAGCCGTGAGGGCGTGGTCGTCCGTCCAGTAGACTTTGCCGGTCGGTATCTGATAGTTCGTGATCGAGGGTATCGTTCCGGGGCTTACGGGCATTGATGTTTCTCCTTGTCAGAGTTCGCTGGGGATGAACGGATAGGCAACAGTAAAAAACACATTCAGATCGACTTGCGACGAGCGCCCTTCGTGCAGTGAATTGGTGGAATTGAGATAGCGCGCCCCGCGCCGATCGCGCCGTCTGCCCGAGGCCGTGCCGGAACATAGCAGTTCGATTTCGCTATCGAACAGGACAGCTTTCTGCACGAGGGCCAGCCATTGGTTTGTCACCGTGCCGATATTTTCCGGCACGTCGCCCAGCGACACCACGATGACCGGCGTCATGACCGCAACATTGGGCGCACTGCCTGTCGCGTTAGGATTGTCAACGGTGTCCTCGTCGCCATCGAACACGATCGCCGCCGGCAGTTTGGTGTCGGCCACGCGATCCAGATTGCGCCCGGATGTTTCTATGCCGGAAATGCCACCGACCACGACGGCCAGGCGGGCCAGGATCAATTCGCGTCGCAGGAAGCTCATGATTCAAACAGCAGGATCAGCATGATTTCACCGTCAGCCTCGCCGGCCGGTGACGGCATCGGCTGATAGGTTTTTATGCGCCACGCCTGCCCGTTAAGAGTGATCTGACCTTCCGGCAGATCCGCCACCGGGATGCCGACCTGTTCGAGCTCGCGCGCCCGGACCCGCGCCACGGGTCGAACGGTTTCGATCTGCGTGCGTGGATCGGGGATGCTGATGCCGCTGGTTCTGTCAACGGCGGTAACGGTTGCGGATTGTCCACCGGAGGATGCAATCTCGGCCGGTACCCCGAGGGTATTATAAATCGGGTCATAGTGCGTCTGCCAGTCGATCATGGATCGGGGTTCGCGGCGTTGGCCACGATGCTGATCTTGCCATCCTGTGCCGAGGATGGGCTAACCGTCCTGATCGACCAGAACAGCGTGCTCGGCTCGCAGACCTTGCTATCGAATGCCGTTTCATACATGCCGGCGGTAATAAGTGTCATGTCGATCGGGCTGTCCGTGGAAATTGTGCCGTTGGCGTGCTTGTAATTGAGATACAGCCTGATGGTTGCCGGCGTGACTGAGTTGCCCAGCTCGTCCTTGGGGGATGCAGCAAAAATCAACATCTCGCCGCGGATGTGTTTCTCAGCCATGACACCTGATGTCCACGGTGATGGTGGTCGAGGTTAGCGTCGCGCCCAGGTCGCAGATGAACACCGTTGGAAATTCAGTAACGGTGCCCCAACTGTTGAGCCAGCTCGTCAGCCACGAGGTGCCCCATGACGAAGCCATCAGGGACCCCACTCGTTGCCGGCGGCGCCGGTGCCGTTCACCAGCACGTTGTTGACATACTGGATATTCGCATCGGCCTGCCCGGCAATCGAGAATGTCAGGCTGTCGGTCTTGGCTTTGATGGCGGCAATGCTTGCGTTGTCTGGCGGTGTGACCGCGCCGATTGCGGCAATCAGCAAGGACTGGTCGGCCGGATCGGATGGCAGGTTATCGGTCTTCGCCTTGATCGCGGCAATGCTCGCGTTGTCCGGTGTGGTATAGGTGAACGTCGCCATCCGGCTTGATATGGTGGCATCGAGGTTCGAAGCAGCCAGACCAACCACCGACCCGACAGAACCAACCACATTGCCGCCGACGTTGCCGCTGACCGATCCGACGACTTGCCCCGCCTGCAATGCCACCTTGCCGGTAGCGTCGCCGGTCGGCAATCCGCCGTTTGCTCCCGCCGCCACGTTTGGCAATGCGGTAAGCCCGAGGCGAACACCATCGGTCGGATCGGCTGCCGTCGTAACAAGATTAATGCAAACCGGCATCGCCCCGGCTGCCGTCACGATGATGGATATATCGTTGCCATTGGTATCGGCCTGCGCCAGCGCGTATTTATATGACCCGGTTGCTCCATCCTCGGTGAACGTGCCGCCGCCGGCAGCAAAGGTGCCATCGATGCAGCGGCGCGCTGCCGGTGACAAGCCGGTCGCTACCGCGCCCGTTGCAGTCAACAGCAACTGCACGCAGATGAATTGTCCCGCTGTGTTCTTGCGATACATTTAGAAGACCCCCGTCCCGATGACTGGAAGGTTGGAACCGCGTGCCCATGCTGGTTTGAATGCAGCTGCTTGCAATACCGGTACGAAAAATTCGTCTTCCTTAAACATTAGCAGATCATACGGGTTTAGCGTCAGTGCAGACATTGTCGCATCAGGCAATACAGTATTGAATAGCGCAATAAAGCTGACTAAATTGCAGTCAATATGTATAAAGGCTGAATTGTCCGGTGGTCTTATAAGTTTGACGTTTGGATAACCGTGTACCGTAGGATTGCAGGTATGGCCGGTACAAAACCATCGGCTGAAGGGAAGGTCGGCGTCAGACACCGTAGCGGAGGCTTGTTTTTTACCGTCGAGCCACATTCCCGACGCCGTTTCAACCGAAGAAGTAATCGCGGCAAAGGTTACTTTTTGTCCTGATGGATATTGGCCGTAGCCTAGAGCAATTCCATCCCCACCACCGCCCGCAGACGTACCAACAACGTAGGGATAATAACTTGCAGTGTGGGCGGTTGGCATCATGCCAACAGTGACAAGGCTTACCCCGCTATTAAGACCAGATGAAAGACAATTAGTCGCGTAAGCTACAGTAGAACTAGTACCTAAGACACCCGCTACGCACGGACCAACAGCGCCAACGGTGTTATATTCTACTGGGACGCCGGGGGTAAGTGTAATTTTAGGGGCAAACTTCCCCGTCAATTCATCAATCCATAGCCCCGTATTTCCAGCCAATCCACCGAACACCCATGCGCCCGCCAGCTTGGATGCTCGTGGATGCGACCAATTGATGGCCGTTTTTCCTGTCGGGCGTACGAGTCCTCGCTGCCTTTCTGCTACAAACATCAGGCAATGGCCCGATTGTAAGTGCGATACTTCAGCGTGTTGCCGCTCGATGCCAAGGCAACACCACCTTGATTGTAAACCACCGGCTTCCAAGTTCCCGGCGGCATGACCACGCGTACCAGTGTCCCGGTCTGCGCCTGCGTCAACGCAACAATGCCGATGCTACCGACAGAATAATTCGACGACGGTGGCCCAGCGGCTGAGCTTGTAAAGCGACCGTCTCCATAAGACGAATTGTCATCGTTAAGGCCGTACAAATACAGTCCCACAAAATTTGGGGCGACAAACGCCGCGCTCGCAAGCACCAGCGAGAAATCGCAGAAAATATCCAGCGCGGTCTGGTTTGTTACTGCCGTGCCGCCCAAGATGGCGTTACCCGAAGCAATGGAATTCAATTCCGTGGACATCAATGTGGTCCAGGTAAAGCCGACACCGGAACCTGCGATCCATTTTTCTGTTGCCATCAGACTAGCCCCGCGTTTGCCGCATCAGAGGTTGAGAGATTGCCCGGCCCTGGCGGACCATAGGTTGGATAAGAATTCGTGTAACACCAATCGACATTACCCGGCGTATCGAACTGCGTGGTCAATGCGATGAGATTGGTCCGCGTCTGTGATCCGGCGCCGAACGTCGCCAACAATGTGTTGCGCGTGTTGGTATTTGGTGAGCCATCCGTCTGCGTCAGCATGAAAATGTCACGCACCTTTTGCCGCTGAATGTCAGTCAATGCATCCCATTCCGCGATGACGATGCAATTATAGATTTTATATGTCGGAATAAGCATTGGCTGAGCCGCCGCTGCGACCTTCCATCCGTTGACCGTCGTCACTTTCTGCGCCGTGGTCATGGTCCCGACCAGAGCATTACCGATAACCCCCGGTGGCGGCTGCGTCGGATTATTCCAGGCATTTATCAGCGCGGTATAGTAGGCCATTCATATTCTCCTGAATGCGAAGGCACCGATGTCCTCGCGGCCAGCACTCATTTCCATATTGCTGTCCGCAATCAATTCAAACCCCAGGCCGCGCAGCATGCTGACCAGTCCGGTCCGCGTGAAATACCAGCAGTGCTCGTCCTTGCGGTAGTGCTTCGAGCGCAAGATGTGCTCGGCGTCGCGAAATATCGGCACCGCCAGGAACAGCCAGTGCCGCACATTGGCCAGTAACGGCCGGAAATCATGCATGTGTTCGAGCACGTCCCACATCGATATGGCCGGCACAGGCCCGGCATAGGGATCGCACCAAAGGTCACGTTCCTCGAGCCACGCCACACCGGCCGGATTGATGTCAAAGCCGAATGTCGGGGCAATCGCATTGCGCTTTTCGACGAACGCCCCCGAACCGATACCGATATCAACCATCCATCCACGATAGTATTGATCGACGAAGTGAACCCTGCCCGCCATCAGCTCCCGGCCGATCGGGCTGTCGGCCTGCTCGGCAAAGCGATCGAAATACGCCTGATCGTAAGGCGACTCCGTTACCGGGAAATAGCCGACTCCAATTTCGGGGAACCATTGTAACCGGCCGGCGGCGATGTGCTCGTGCAGCGTCGGTCGAGGAAACGACAGAATTGTTGCATCAGGTCGGGGATCGCCTTGCTGCAGTCGTGCCGCATGTTCGTGCATTGGCAGAAGTCCTTCGGGGTAGCGAAGCCGATGCGCGAGCAGTCGAGCCGCGGATCGAGCACCCGATTTGGCGCGTTATGCCCGCCCTGACCGCCGAGCACGACGAAGCAATCCCTCTTCAGCGCCAGTGATGCCGGAACGATGAACCCCATGCCACCAATAATGATGTCCGATGCCGCCAGCAGCGCCAGCATGTTCATGGCCGACAGTTCGCCACGAATGAATTCCGTATCTCCCTTGGGCGGCTGACCAACGAAGTACTCTTCCCGATCCACAACATCGGCCACGCAGACAATATGATGCGTCGGCCGCAACGCCTCGACGATATCGAGAATATATTGCGGCTCGGGATTGCGCGCCGAATTGAACCATTCACTCCGCACCGTGACCGGCCGAACGAAGGCCAACGGCTTATCGGTGCGAATAGTGGGCGGCGGTGGCAATACCGGCAGATCGAGCAGTCGCGGTTCCAGTTTGATGCCGAACGACTGCTCCATGCCGTTGATGATCGAAAGGCCCATCTGGAATGCGCGTTGGTAGCTGTTGCGCACAGCTTGCATGCGCGTCGGCCGCGGTTGCCAGACGATGCGGCTTCTGGCGACATTCTTATTCTGCGTGCGCAGCCGCGAGTAACCACCGGTTGGCCGCACGAACTTGACCGGCAAGTCGGCATAAAATTCCGGCCATGAAGTCTCAAGATAGATTTCTTTTTGCCGTGACAGCGCATGGATAAATGCGCGCTGGAAAATGTTGTCGCCCAACCCCTGCATACCGAGAACGTGCAGGTCATGCGGCTTGAGCGGCGGCAGCAACATGGTCTTCCAGATTCACAATCGGCCAAATCGACAAAGCGCTACCCGGCGATGCATTGACGCATTCGATATTAAGCGCCGTCAGATCCTCGGCCGCCTTCGGCAAGTCGGTCTGCTGCCGTTTCCAGCAATCCGCGGTCGGTTTCCAAGGGTGCGGTGGATGGTGGTGAATCTTCCCGTCCGGCCCGGCCTTCTGGTCGATGCCGAGCAAGACGATCTTGACCACGCCCAAATGCACCGCGAGATTCAGCGCCGCCGTCAGCGTGGTGTTTTTCACCATCAGCGTATGTGTATCGGTGGCCAGTCCGGGCGTGGTCTTGCGGATCATTGTCAGGATCGGCGGCGGCCCGCTGGCAGAAGTTGAGCAACTGACGATCTTGCCGCCGAAACTCATCAGCGCCTTGCGATGATGCAGAAACCAGCGCATGTCGGCAAAAACAACATACTGCGCCCAGGGCACCGCGGCATAAGAGCTGTTGATCGCAATAACGTTCTTGTCCTTGAGCAGTTCAAGGTTCTGCTCGAGCAGTGACGTTCCGCCGCCAACGATATAGCCGACTTCCCCTTTCCAGAGTGGCTCAACCCGCCAATTCAAACGATGAGCCTCTTATATTGCTGGATCATGTCGTTTGCATTGGGCGGCAAAACCAGGCTCTCGGGAGCTGCGCCCTGCGCAGCGGCGGTCAAGCGGAAACGGTTGAAATAGTCGCCATAGGACACCGTCGTGTCACCATGCGTTGTGCTGCGGATGGCCGGGTCGCGGTTTGAATTGAACCGCTGCGAACGCAAGGTCTCGATGCAGGCCTGCGACAACAGCGCCGGCGCTTCGTCGGGCAGATCATAACCGCCGCTGTATTGCACGATTGCTTCGCCCGCCCAATGACTGTTGGCCGGCGAATAATATGACCATGCCCATGAGCCCGACACCAGCCAAAGAATTCCAGCGTCCATATCCAGCTCATATTGGCCTGCGTCGACCGACTGGCCGCCGACCGTTATGGAGTCGAATTGCGTCACCGGAAACTGCCGCAGATTCAGCCCGCGCACCGGATCGTAGAACGACATGCGGAAGCTCTCGGAAACCGTCAGCAAAGCAAAGGTCCGGTCGCACAATTCGCCGATGATGCGCGATACCATCGTAATTTTGTCGCCCATGACGGCATCGGCCGCGGTGTTGCCGGTGATGCCAAGCGCCGCATTCACCGCATCAACCGTGGTCAGGTCATAGACCGGCGACGTCGGTTCCAGAATGGTGACAAGGGATTTTCTCATGGTTCGTATTTGCCAGTTGGACCTTGCGGGCCGGGCGGACCCCTATCGCCATCCTTGCCGTGGCTGCCTTTCCTGACGAATAATTCCCATTGCTTCGTATCGCCCGGCTTGCTTTTGGCACCCTCGACCATGCAGACCCAGCCATTTCCGCCGCACGACACCATGTCGTCAATATGATAGTCGGCATCGTGTTTCCATGGTCCGCGGTAGCGCCCGCGTGATGGACCGGCGCCATCCTTGCCGTCCTGACCGTTATTACCATCATGACCGGGCGGGCCGATCTCTCCCGGCGGACCTTGTTCGCCACGTTCGCCCTTTTCCGGCTTGCGCGCTTCAAGCGCCGCTATGCGTTGCTCCTGTTGAATGACGATCTCTCTATAAGGTGCAATCTGTTGCTTGATAATTTCGGCGATCTCGCGCCCGATATCGTCCTCAAGCTGCATGGCTCAGGCTCCTGCGGATAGCGTCGAGCAAGGCGCGCTGATTGATTGGTGCCGGCGTTGTGGGGCTTGGCGTCGGCGCAGGCGCTTCGGGCAAGGCCGGCGCATTGGCGCGATTGGACAGCGCTTCAAGCGTGAACATTTGCTGCTGCGCCATTGGCGATTCGCCGCCGGTCACGTCGATATAGCCGAGCACGCGCCGCGCTTCGTTCGGACTCAGAATGCCCTTGCTCACCGCTTCCGCCAGCACCGTGATCTGCGTCTGCGAATCCATGCGGAACAGGCCGGTGAGATCGAATTCGGCGCGGTAGCCGGCATCGATCAAGCCGAGGCCTTCCGACAGCGTTAGCTCAATGTGCTCGATGAGACTTTGCAGGCATGACTTGTAATATTGTAAATCCAACAACTCGGCATTGTTGTAATTGGGAGGATCTTTCACCCCGACCATGAACGCCGGAATTCCGAATGCCGTGCAGATCGTCTCGTCGCTGTGCTTGAGCTGCTCGATCAACTGGCTATCGACGGCATTCTGCTGCAGCGGATTCCATGTCACGCCCGAGCCGAGCACGGCCACGCGGCCCTGGTTTATCCCGGTGTAATTGCTGTTCCAATTGTTCTGCAGTCTTTCCGCGGTGGTCTGGTCGATGTTGCCGGGTGCAGTGAGAATGCCGGATGGCCGCGCCGCATTACCAAAGAATGACGCAGAAAATTGCTGGATCGATAGCCCGCGTGCGGCAGGCGCCGCGGTCGAATAGAGTGGCGACATTCCCACCAGCGGATGGAACAGGCAATTGATGCGATCGTGCATAACCTCGTCGGCAGGAACCGTGACGCGGTCTTCCTCGGTGAGTCCTGCAAGGTTATCGGTGTTGAGTTCGTAGAATATTGAACCGTCGGCAGCCACCAACGGCTTCACCCTGTTGGGATCGAGCACATAAAGCGCGCTGACGACGTTGCGGTTGTCGCGTTCCTTGAGGATGTAGGCATTGCCGGTGCGCAGTTTTGCGATCAGCCAGCTCTCAAAGAATTGTATCCTGTTCTGGTAGCGGTTTGGCTTGTTGAGCACCGGCGAGAATGCCGAGGTGTTGGTTTCTTCCCATACCTGATCGATCGGCTGCATCAGCTTGAGCCGCATCTTGGCAATGTCAGCGGCAATCATGCAAACGCAGCGATAGAGCGTCGCGTTCTGCAGCGGATTTTCCATGCTCAGCGGCTGGTTGCGTTGCCAGGCGCCGGCAAATGGCTCGCGCACGATCGGCCACCAGCCACGGTCATAGAGCGCGGTTGGCAGCATCGGCGACTGCTTGCGCACAGAGACTTCGAAACCGAGAATTTTCATTCTTCGGCCTCGAGCTTGCGGTGCCGGTAGCGTTGTTTTTTGCTGCCCGGCACCGCTGCATCTTCACTTTCCGCAGCCAGCTTGGCCGCGGTCAACACCATGCGATGCGCGTCTGAAAGCGCCTCGAACATTTCGCCCGCCTTTACTCTGCGGTAGTTGTATTCGAACGCCTTCAACGCACGCATCATCATCCGGTCACCGCCCCGGCATAGGCCGCGTTGGTGAGATAGAACACGCCCTTGTCTCGGCCGCGTACCCAGGTGATGTAACGCTCGGCACGCACGAACACCAAGTTGTTCTGGAATGCCGAGACCAAGTGGTAGTTGCCCGCGGCAGGAGCGGAATCGAGTTCGACCGAGGCCTCGCGTGATACATCGATCTGGATGCCGCCTTCGTCGGCCACGAATATCGATGGCGGATGCATTGCCGTAATCTGTCCGGCCGGCGAGTTGTTCGAGGTGATCACATTGACCCCGAAGATACTGCCGCCGTTGCCGTTGATATTGGGAAACTGCATGATTCCCAATGTCGTCATCATGCTGCCGATCGCCGTCGCCAGTACCGGCTGCATGATCAGCGTCAGGTTATCGGTCGGAATATTGTACTCCTGGAAGTGGAACAGGATCTGCCGGATATCATGGATCACTGCCGTGATGTCGGTGCCGGATGCTGCGTCGCTGTCGGCGCCGTTGGTGATCGAGGCCGGCGACACGTTGGTCACCGCGGTAACCGATGGCTTGATGAACTGCTCATCAAGAAACTTGGCGATGCCCTTGGCGAGGTTGTCGCGCACCAGCATTTCCACGGACGGGCTTGAGAACCGCGCCAGCTCGTCGGTGACGCCCATGATGCACGCCGTCTTGGCAAACGTCAGCGTGACGGTGTCGAATGATCCGGCAGCCACCGGCTTCGAGGCGCCTTCCCCGACCCACGTCGCCGTGATCACGCTATTTTCGCGCGGGATGCGTGAGTTGAATGGGACCCGCGTCAGCCCCGGAATGCGGCCCATGAAGGTCTGTGGAACCAGGAATTCCAGGAATTCACTGGCGAGGTTCTGCGGATAGACCAGGACGCCCGCCCATGCCGGCGTGGCAACCGTGCCGGTGGCAACCGCCGCCTTGATGTCCATTTCGATTTGTGGCCATTGCCCGCAATACTGCCGCGCCACCGCGACAACATCACGATGATACATATCGGCATGGATCTGACAGGACAGCCGCTTGATCAGCCCGAGACCGGGCGGCAGCGTCGGCGCCTTCACCTGGATCGTCTGCGAATGCATCTCGACGCCTTCACCGTTCGACACTGGTTTGGCATTACTGATCAATTCTTTTTCGATCAGCCGGCAGTCGCTCAGTTCACGGTCAACCGACTTGATGGTGGCAGATCGCTCGTCAAAATCGCTCTGTTCTGCCTCATCCTTGGTACGGTCTTCTTCGACAATCTTCGCTTGAATTGCCTCTCGCGCGGCCACTTCGGCGGCGCGTTTTGCCTCGAGGTCCTTGATCCTCTCGGCGTTGGTCTTGGCCATGGTCCTGGCCTCCAATTTGAAAGAACGGGAAACCGCGACGGCGGCGGACTGAGGGCCTGACGAGGCCGGGTTGGCTTGCGTTTCGCCGGACACGGCGCGCAGGCCCTGATCGATGGAACGAATTGTATTGATGGACGCTTCGGCATTGGCCGGGATGGTGACGGCGGATAATTCCAGCCATTCCCATTCATCATATTGCAGGCCACCACCCTTGAGGTGCGTCACCTTGTCGGCAACCGACTTGAAGCCGATCGATACGGCGCGCACTAACCCCAATTTGATGCTTTGCCAGGCCTCATCGAGCCGGTCTTTCAATTTCCCCGGCTCGTCTGATTGGGCAATCTTCGCCCGGAACGGAATGCCGTCGTCGCGCGCCTCGGCCCATGTCACATGGCCGATCGGCTCGCCCGACTTGTGCTGCCACAGCATCGGCATGGGCATGCTGAACTTGGCGCCACGCGGCTTGACGATATCGCCGACACGATCGACCGTCGGCGTCGAGGCGATGCCTTCAATGATGCGCTGATCGTCATCAAACGACTTGATGTCCAGCACCGAATAGGCGCGGTTGAGTGTCATGGTTTCACCTTTGGGAATTCAGCCGACAAAGAACATCTGGAAGGCCGGCGCCTCGTCCGGCTTGTTCTGCATCACCAGCGCGGCGTCGAACATCGCCATGGCGCAGTCGATCTTGGCATCGCCGGCATTCTGCTTGGTGGCTCGTATTGCCGTAGCGGTCGGCTCTATCTTGACGTTGCTCACGCACCAGGACATCAGGCTTGAACCGCTATGCCAGAGCGTGCCGTTGGCAAGCTTGCGTTCGCTGCCCTTGATGGCATTCATCATCTGATAGCCTTGCGGTGCGCCGATCAGGTTTTTGTCGGCGACGGAGACTCCGATTCGTCCGAGCGCGTCCACGACTTCACCGAGGCCAGCAGGGTCAACAGCGACAGCCGCCAGAAGATTTCTTCGCTTGATGTCGGAAATGATCTCAACGATGGCGGTGATGTCATCCAGTTCGTCTTGGACAATTGTCAATTCCCCGTTATTCTGGAAATCCTGCAGCGTTGCCGCGATGGTTTGCCTTCGCTGCAGGACGCTCTCGTGACACCAAGCATGCGACCAAGCCAGCCAATGTTTGGTCTCGCGGCAACGTCCGAGAGTACAAAGCCCAAACAAGTCATCCAGCCCGCCGCCGTCGATCCCCACCACGACGATTTCCGAACGCTCGAGCAACCGCTCGAGCGTCAGAGTTTCGTCCGTCTGTTTTTCCCAGAATTCCGTACCGGCCCATCGGTCGCCTCGCAGCGACAGGCCTATCTCGACATTGAAATGTTGCGATGCAAATAGCGCCAGGTCGCCCTGTCCCTTGCGCTTGGCGTCGATGAGCTGCGAGCGCAGGAATTCCGCATCGACCGACCGCCCCAAATTCGGGTTGACCAAGGACCACGTTTGTTCGTTTTCCCATCCGCTATTCGCCGCGATCTTGTGCGGCAATTCGTATAGGACGGGCAACAGTGGCTTCGGCAACGTCAGTTTGCCGTCGCGCACGTCTCTGGCTCGCGCCAACTCCGACTTGAATACCCCGGCGGGCGGCGCTTTTGACTGCGTCGTGATCTGGATCAAGAATCCATCCGGTCTGCTCGCCAGGGCGCCCCTAATTTCGAGAAAGATATCCGCGGCATGCGACTTGGTGGCGAAGACGTGCGTCTCATCCACCAGGCACCCCAGCGGCTTACCGCCGGTGATCACATCCACATCGGCCGCCTTGATCTGCAGGAACGAGCCGTGCTTGCGGTGGGTAATTCTTCTGATGTTGTCCTGGATATGAAACACGGTGCTCAGCGTCGGGTCGAGCTTGACCATGGACCGCGCCTGCCGGAAGGCGATCCCCGCCACCTCGATGGTCGGCGCCAGGAAGGTGAATTCGGCATCCGGCCGTCTGTTGCGGCAGACCGCCGCCACCATCAAACCGGCAGCCAGCGTCGACTTGCCATTCTTCTTCGGGACTAAGAGAAAATATTCCTGGATGGCCCGCGTGTGCTTTTCAACATCGTAAGACCCGAACAGCGCAGCGGCGATCTCAAACACCCAATCTCCCATGGCCTCGCCGAATGTCGGTTGGCCAATGACATCGGGCAGACGCAGCCGCTTGAATGCGGATAGGCCGTGCTTCACTTCATCGGGAAACAAAGGCAGGCTGGGAACAAGACTCCTGCCCGCCATGATCCGCTCGGCCCAATCGGGAACGGCCGTACTCCACGGGTTCCGCTCGTTATTGACGATTAGGTGCAATGTTGACGCCTAGGGCCAATGGTCTTATAAAAATCATATGATGACCCCCACACAACTCAAGAAAGCCCGCCACGCCCTCGGCCTCTCCGCCGAGGGTTTCGCGTGTCTGGTCGGCGTCAAGTCAGGCCGCACCGTGCGAAGATGGGAATCCGGCGAGCGCGAGATTCCGGGGCCGGTGTTTTACCTGCTGGCAATGATCCAGAACCCCGCTTTAGCCAAATACACCCGCGACGTCATGGTCCCGCATTTCAGGGCAAACAAAGATCCAGCCATCCGTGATGGCCGGTGGAAAATACGGCTCTAATTAGTCCGCGTCGGTACCGAAAGGAAAGAAGATGGCACCGCACTCATGTAAATTAAATATGTGCGAGATTGAAGTTACGATCGAAGCTTTGTATTTTTTCATCAAAGATTGGCCGCAGCATAACATGCATAAGGATGCTAAGAAATTATTGAAAAAGATAAACTCTGCCCACACTAATTGGTGCGCACCGGCACCGCGATCGGCGCCAGGTCATCACCCCATTCCGACGAAGTAATAGCGGCATCCGCCGCCCGCATCTGCTCAGCTTTCTTGCCACCGGCAAAGCCGCCCGGATTGGCCGTCTCGCCCGACGTGCGTTTATCCAGATGTTTCATGGCCGAGACGTTGCCGGCACTGGCCGCCGTCTGCAGCATGTCCAACAGCTCAGCCCGGTATAAGTCACGCCCGTCCTGCAGCTCACCCTCGAAGTACTTCACCAGGGTCTTGCGATCACATTTCAGCGCCAGGGCAATGCCGCGTTCGCCCATGCCGGTGGCCACCAGCAGGGAAACGAGCTTGCGCATGCGACGGGTCACTCTGAACGGCGGTTGTGGCATGATGGGCCGATGTGGGGTTCTAAGGCCTTGGACGGAAAGTAAAAAAAGCGCGAATGGTTGCCCGTGCGGTTATAGCGATTTGGCCATCGAGTTGATGGCCTCCCCCCGTCGCATTTGATTTATGTCAATAGTATTTTGAATTGCAATTCGAGTCATCAACGCAGCGTGCATGGCATAGAGCATGAACATTGCATCGTCATCGCTTGATCTATGGGTCAAGGCAAAGCGGTAGGCCTGCTCGATGCGCTCACATATCAGCTCATCTATGTGCTCGGTGCGAAGGCTCGCTTTGCCCTTGCTGCCATGGTCTTCCCCGTGTGACAGCTCCCGCATAACGCTTGTCCGTTCGCTAAGTCCCATGTTCCACCATCACGGATCTCCTTGATGTGGTCAGCAAACAGGCGATCTCCTGTCCTTCCACACTTCTCACAGGTCCAATGTGCTCGCTCCTTCACTTGCCGTGACCAGAGCTGGTGTTCCGGCTTCATGTAGTGCGGGTTGACTTGCTTGGGCGGTAGCTGCACCGAACGGCCGTTGAGCACCGGAATGCCAGGCCTTAATGTGGGGATACGGCTCACGTCCCATATTTCGGTAATGGCAAGGCTCGCTGCTTCCATTGCGGCCATTGCTCGTGCAGTTCATGCGGAAGCATATCTTCCCATGGTGGCGTGGTTAGCCCGAGGACCAGCGGGACGCGATCCTTGCGTGCTTGTTTCACGTGCTTGCGTGTTCGCCTGCGCCTGGCAATTTTGCTTTTCATTATTCACCGGGAAAGCATTTCCCTGCGCGAGTACTATTGGGGAGGTAACCAAAACCCGCGCAGGGAGCGTCCGGCAATCCGTTGTTGGAGGGCGGCTGCCGAAACAGTCAATGGGAACAAAAGCGGTGTTCTCATTTATATTTATGGAAGTTCCTGCTTTGTTTTTCCTGGTATTTTCCAAATTTGTGACTGGCAAGCTTCGCCCAACTCTGGCTCAATATTCCAAAGCATGGGCCACATTTGACCGAGCAATTTGCGTGCGATCCTACGGACCAGCCAAACAACATAATTGCTTGCTTTGCTTGCTACCTTATTTAGCTGATTTGCACAACCAAAACGCTAGATATGGGATAACCGGGCAAGGCTGACGTTCACCGTCATTTCCTGGTGCAGATAGCGGATCAGCACGTCAGCCCGATCGGCCGTTCGCACCCGCATCACCTTGCCAATGATCTCAGCAAATGGTCCATCGTCGTCTAACATGACCCTGGTTCCCGGCGGGAACGGCATCGGCCTTTTTGTGTGATCGAATAATCCAAGCCGCTGCATGCGCTGCAATTTCTCAGTCAGGCCGACCGGGACAGCGACCGGTTTGCCCTGGTTGCAAAGGATATCGCGGATACCGTCGATCTCGCGGATCGCGTTCCAGTGTGCATCTTCGCAATTGAACTTCGCGAACAGATAACAGGGAAACAGCGGCTTCTCGACATACGTGCGTTTGCCGCGGATATAGCGTTTATGCCGTTCCATCGGCACATAAGCCGCGAAGCCAATGTCCCCAATTTCTTCACAGCTTTCCCGCTCGCAGCGGCTATCGCAGAACGCTACAAACCAGCGCTGCATCATCAACCATGCAAGCCAGTCATCGCCGGAACCGGCAAGCCGAAGATCAAGCCCACCAGCATGTAGAGGGCGATCAGGGCCACCACGATCATGTAGATTTTCTGCACCTGCGCGGGGATCGCTAGGCTCATCCAGCCGCAGAACCACACGATGATGGCGCCGATCAGCAGCAGGACCGCCACCACGATGGCGATATTGATGATGCCCAGGATTAAGCCCGACAACGGGAACGATAGTAGCAACATGTTCGCCTCCCTATTTTCACTCCCTTAAACTTTATTCGCTTTTCTCGGTTGTCCTCTTAGCAATTGGCACGATCTTTGCGCTTAAGCTTTCTTTCTTTGTGGTTGTAAGTAGCATTGGGGGGGCATCCCGTAACCGTTTGATTTCATTGTAAGTGGCCCACCGTTTGATGCCACCTTCGACACTTTTTAGGTGCCTAAGTCGGAATCGCTCCATCTCCTGATCGGCGCGCTCATTATGCAAACACCCGGCATGGACGTAGAGCTTTTCCATATCGATCAATCTTGCGCGAATGCGCTTCCAGACTCGCAAATCACAATTGAGCCAGCGGCATATTTCTTGTGGGTCATCCAATAACTTGCCATCGCGCAGGTAGATCAGATCGAGGATTTTGCTGTATGCACCACATTCCTCCAGCGTCATTTTCATCATGCCAGCCAAGGCGCGTGCCGGATCGCGAGCGTACCATTTGAGGGTGCCCATCGGCGTTAGGCCTTTAACGTCGGCTTGATCATGCCAACAGCTCTGCCGAGTAAATATCTTCGCAACTGAACAGGATCTTGAAACCATTGGAAAACAAATCGCTGCCAGTTTTCATTGCCCACAAAAGGTTTGGTTACAACGATTCCAAAATCAAAAATCATAATTTGAAAGGCTACAATATCGCTACGCGTATCAATGTTTCTATTGTCCATAATTGAAATATTGTGCTGACAAAGTGCCGCACAATGCTGGGAATGCCCAATGCAACTTTCATAAAATCGCCGCTGGCCATACCGAACATTAAGCCAATTAGCAAAACCTCTTGTTAGTTCGCCAAAAATAATGTTGCCATTATTATCTAAATTAAAACCAGCTCCATCGGGCGGCAGAAAGCCCATATCAATATCGCTAGGGGTAATCCGTCGCGGCAATACTTGATCACCTTTCTGCCAAGACGAATGATCAAGCATTTTGCTGAGCTTGTAGGCCTCCTCGTTGAAGATCGAGCCGCGTATATCCGTCATAGTCCGTTACTCCACGGCACCATGACAAAGCCCAAGGCTGAAAATATCTGGCCGAAACGATCAACGTTCTCGCCGAAATAGAAGAACGCTTGCCCCTGTGTCGGTGCGGCGACTTCGCCATTCGCCTTATAGAACTGCACGCGGCCCCGGGTGAAGCATATCGCGCTGCAAACTAAAGCCGCTTCGTGAAACCAAGACGTATCGGTATAATTGTGCGTCAGCATGATGGCCTCACTCACACGTTCAGTGTCGAACTCAGCGCAGAGTTTTGAAACAAATTCACCTATCAACGGCTGCGCATAAGGCGGGTTGAGCCACACCCGGCCATGCCATTGCTGCTCAAGCCCATTGATTTTCTTAGTGAAGAATTCCTTGGCCTGCACGATCTCTTGCGCTTCGACTGAGGATGCCGGATCAAGATCAAATTCGCCCAGCACCGCACGCGCCGAGGCCAGATATTTTTCTGGCGTAAACCATTCATTTTCTCCGGTGCCACTCGCGCCTTTCTGATCTGAGCTGCCGCGTTCGCCCATGGCTTTACGATAGGACGGGCTGCGCAAGAGTTCGCGATAAGACGGAAGGTTTTTCAGTCGCTCACGCCATTTGGTAACTGTTTGCTGCGCGATCTCCGTTAATTGCTGCGCCTTGTCGACTGAAAGAGTCGAACGCAGGTCCGCGTTTGACTTGTTTCCAGGACTTTGCCGCACTGAAACATTCTCATTCCACCAGTGCACAAAAGCCTGCTGATCTTCGATCTGCTGGTCGACTGCCTCGACGAGCATTTCCCAATCACGAATAGCTTTCGCATAAGTGATAACGGCATCGGTGGCTGCCTGTTTTTTCTTGGCAAGTTCTGGCCGAAATTCTGCCGGCGGCTTGCCTTTGCTCTGAACAAGATCGTTCACTGCTTCGGCTCCACGAACGGACAGCTGCACGGCCAGATCATGAGCGCGGCGTACTCGTTGAGGTTAGCGGCGTGCATCCAGCCGAGCAGCAGGTAGTCCATGACCCGGTGATGCTGCACATAGCGGGCAGTGCAGGTGCCCCGTTCCTGACCGCTGAATTCGTTCTTGAGTTTGGTTTCCAGCGCGCGCACCCGCTCGGCCAGATCGCCATCGCAGCGTGTTCTTTCCTCCATGCGGCGGATCGCGTGCAGGATCGTGGTGTGGTCGCGACCGTTGAGGAAACGGCCGATCATCGGCAGGCTGGCCAGCGTCAAATGCGAGCAGATCAGGCAGAACACATGCCGCGGGCGCACATATTCGGGCGTGCGCCGCTGTCCGCGCAGATCGATCTTGGTGACCTTGTAACAGCGGCAGACGGCGCGCTCGATCAGCCGCATGCGGGTCCGCGTTTGCGAGAGCGGGACTGGTGTCATCGGTAGCGGCGGCGGAGAAGGCTCTGGTAGCGGGGCGGCGATGACCGGCGGCGGTGGTGATGGCCGCACGGCCGGTGCTGACGGCAGGGGGAAGAACTTCAGATGAATTTCACGGTAATGGTCATACAGTTCGCGCTGGATCGGCGTGGTAAATTGGGCGGCCTCGATCATGCGACACTCCCGAACTTTTGCGTTTCATTGCCCCATGTCGTCCAGCCTTGGCGTTCCTGACGGGCGAATAGTTCGAGGTATGGACCGGCGACCAGCCGCTCTATCCGTTCGTGGATTCCGTCCGGCTTGCGGCTGTGCTCACGTCGAGGGGCAATAATCCCTTGCCTGACGTCGGCGTTAAGGCGTTTTGGTTTGCCGCGCGTAGCTAGCAGACACACCTCGCTGTTGGCGCGCGTCCAGTAGCCGAGTCCAGCAAACGCATCGGCATCTTCGCGAAATAAGTCTATCTGCTTTGTATTGGCCTTTACCCAAGCAAAAGCGCAGGTTTTATATGTGAAATCCCATTGCTTTAAGAGCCGCAATGCTTGTTCCAATATCGGCCAGCAGACCCATAGAAAAAGAACGCAGTCACCCGCCGCTAAATCCTGTAATCGCAAAAGCGCTAATTCTTCCTCGCGCATAGTTTGGTAGTCGGGCGCTCGTGAAGAAGTAAAGACCCTTCTTCCTGGGGGATCTCCATTTAGCCGGCCACCGGCCCACGATTGGAAATGCCACGGTGGATCAGCCAGGATCGCGCCGAAATGATTGCGCGGCAGCTCATCCATCACGGCTGCCTTCCTTTGACGTAACAAAGCTTGGTATGGGCGGCGCAATATGCCGAGCCTTCGACCTTGGCCTGTCCGCAAAATCGGATAGCGAGGCCGTCGCCGTGCGGATAACGGCAGTGCGTTTCATCGAGATCAATGAGGGCAATGGAAAGAAAACCAGTGCCTGCCGGGATTGAGGGAGCAGGTGCAGGCAGCTGCCTCTCCACCAGTGGCGTGGCCGTTGGCCGAACACGGCAAAGTTTTTCAACGAAAGCCGCGCTCGTTTCGATACGTTTTTTCTTAGGCGGATGGTTGTTGAGGTGCGTTAACGGTTTTGCCGAACCATGGGCACCAATGCGATAGGCGCGGCCGATGGTGGCCTCGCGGCTGACCCGGTAGCCGAGCAACTCTGAAACTTTTCTGGCAATCAGCGCGAAGGAAAGACCTTGGCGCAAGCTGGCTTGAATGACGTCGTCGAGATCGGCACGGCCTTTCCATGCACGGCGCGGCCGTTTGGTGATGGCATCCACGATATTTCCCCCGCACAAAATAGTTCGGCACCGGCTCGACCGCCGCACATCACGCACTGCTACGCAATTACCGCGACTTGACGGATATCATTGGACTACCGTCGATCATTTCGAAGTCGTCGGCAGTCACATCACCCTTGGTGAAGACCCGTAAATTCTGGATCGTCTCCCAATCCGGCCGCACCTTACGGCGCCTGATGCGGCTAACTGTTGCCCGTGAACGGC